TCTCTACTCTTTTTGCATCTCCTGCCTTAGCTATATCCTTAAATTCATCCTCCAAAACATAATACAACCCCTTAGCAACACTAAGAGCACGATTGTAATTGTCTGCTCCTTTTTTCGCTGCAAGAGCTTGTTTCTGTACCTCTATTGCATCCGCAGCTTTCTTTAACACAAAAGTACCTATAATCCCAAACACCCCTATAATAAACTGTACTCCCATACTTAATATTTGTTCTTTCATTTTACATTACCTCCATAATTTATAATTTAAAAAAAGAGCTTTTTAAGCTCTCTAATTATTCAGAAATATACTCCATGTTTCTATCCTTAACACTCCATCCGTTGGTCTGTCCCAGTTCTTCTGGAGTTCAGTTACAGCTTGAAAGGTTGCTTCGTCATATAGCATATCCGTGTAGGAACCTTTTTTTAAATAGCCCCACATTTCTAGTTTCTGCTGTAACCATAGTACTATATGGGACTTGTGACCCTTCTTAATTATATTTCCGATGCTTTTGAGGTTGTTCAAAGTTTCCTGATAGATATTACCGTCAGTGTGTTTCAGTTTAGCGTTGTAGTCTACATTCATGTAGTATTGGAGTGATGATATCTGAGATTTTAAAGTAGCGTTTTTAGTTTCGCTTATTAAATCGAAATTATCACCTTTTGCTAATCTTGCCTTAAAGTCATTCCACTTAGCCCAGTTATTAGCAGACATATTATGCGGACAGTCTTTCCTGCTGGCATCATAATGTCTTACTACATTATTAATAGAAACACCATATTTACTCGTTAAACTTCTTACAAGCTCCAGAGTATTATTTATGGTTGTGTCGGAAATATACCCACCAGAATTACACATTTCTATTCCTATGGAATTGTGGTTTGAAATGCCATAAACCCCATGGCCATCTCCACAATGCCATGCTGCTTGGTTTTCCTCTACAACCTGATATATAGAAGTATCGTCTACAAAATAATGTGCAGAAGCCTGTCTGTCTCCACTATTAAAGTAATTGGCATTTGCTAGAGCTGTATCCTTATAATTTCCTGTATCGTGTATAACTATAAACTTAATGTTATTCCCTGCTGAATGGTTGTAAGGTGATATTTTTCTTGTGATTGATAACATATTACTTGCATCTCCTTTATTTATTTTTTAATTGTTCCAAAGTCTGTATTAGCTTTTGCGGTAGTGGAAGACCACATTTCCCACAGTTCTCTAAAATAGAAATACCCTCATTCGCTATATAGAAATAACAAACAAGAGTACGGAAAACCCATATTCCACTATTTAAAAGTCTGTCTAAAAGTACAGCTACTATAAGCACCACAAGTATAGATGCTTTCTTTGCGATACCTTTATACCCCACTTTGGAATTTAATTTACTTTGTACAGCAGCACTTAAAAGCCCTATAGCATAGTCAATTCCCATAAACCAAAATAAAACTATTATAGGAGTATCCCACCCACCAAATATATAAGTACATACACCTCCTACCCCCGCCACTATGCTGTTAAATATATGTTTGTTCATCTGTAGCCTCCTTAATTTTTGGTATTAAAAAAGAGCTCTGGATTTCTCCAAAACTCTGAATGTGTTATGACGCATAATGTTTCTATTGTCCACCTATTCTTCACTCCATATAAAAATTTTCGGCTACAAAATTTAAAATTTGCTTTAGATTTTGTAGCTTTAACCTTTTTTATGGTATTATTAGAATATCAAGCACTATAGATGCTAATGTAGTTGATTTTGCTGCTACTCTAATGTGTATATATTGCCCAGCTGAAACAGGTGCAATTGTAATCTTTCCAGATGAATCTGCTGTGGCAGTGTCTGCTGAATTCCAATTAACACTAGCTGGAGTCGGATTACTATCTACTACATATTGGTAACCTTCACCTACTACGAGACCTGTAATATTGGTTGAACTTCCACCACCTAGTGGAGATGCCACTGCTGATGGTGCTGGTGGTGTTACTACTTGCGCAACAAATCTAGTGTTTGTCTGTAAATTCACCTGTCTTACCCAAACGGTAGCTCCACTTCCATAGTCAACTACAGTTTGATTTTCTGTACAATATACCCATGTGCCATCCGTTCCATTCGTAGAATTTAAACTATATTCCATTTCATTGGTTGTCCCTGTTAATAGGCTATTTTGCACGTCTAAAGCTACTCCTGTCAAACTTCTTGTTATAACAGTACCATAACTTATTGGTGCTGATACACATTCAGGATTAGTGTTTCCTGCAACATCCCTTACTGTTCCACCAGCTACCTTAAATTTAACAGTACCTCCTGAAAGCAAATGATTACAATTTATAGTCATTGTATTTCCACTTATACTTACTGTGTCTCCTACCCCAAGAGGTATGTAATTAACTCCATTTAGTGAATAAGTAACTGCAGCCTTTAATACATCACTATCTGCTGTGTTATTTATAATTGGTTCACTGAAAGTTAGTGTCATAGTCCGTTGGCTATTACTTGCGGCTTTAACTTGAAAACCACAGATCACTATAGATAAGAAAAGTAGACAATTTAAAATAAAATATTTTTTCTTCAACAAGTTACCCTCCTAACAAAGATAGTACATTAAAACTCTTATTTTTTATTATACTACCATATGGTAATTAATGTAATGTATTTTGATACAGTATTGCAAATTTTTTAAATTCATTGATGCTATTTTAATGTAGATAAGTTTTTATATCTATAAATGTTTCTATTGTGCAGTGTAATCCTGTCCGGTTATGGTCTTAAATTCATCTGACGTAATTTCCCCGAATAAATTAGTATCTGTTTTTACAGCACCTTTTAAAGCTGCTGTACTCACCCAATTATAATTAAATGCCATTTGCCAAAATGTAAAATTTATACTCATTAATTTGTACCTCCTTGTAATTGAATAACTTGTAATTTCAAATTAGCTACCTGCTGCCCTAGACCATCAATAATATTACTTTTTTGTATTCCTGCAAGTTTTTCTTGTGCTAATTGCTGACCTAAATTATTTAAATTTTCTTGTACTATTTCATCTTGTGTTAATGGTCTGTCAACAAATTCATAAGTAAATTCATCTTTTACTTCATCATAAAAATACTTAATATTTTTGCCTATAGGTATTTCAATAATTGGAAACATTTTTTGCGTTATTTTTATACTGTCTGTAACTGTAGGTACCTCCTTTACGTCATAACATAATGTTAATACTTCTTTTGTAGTTGTGTTAATTTGTATAACATTCATAATTTAAAGCCTCCTATTTTTTTATGAAAGTATTTTATAACCACCATTTTCTCCGAAACATAATGTTTTACTATTTCTTGAAAAAGCTATTATTGGAATACCTTGTGATGCTTTATAAGCAATTATATCTACACATTTTTGATCTGTAGTTAAATTTAAAGATGTATTTGTTATTCTCCAACTTGCGCTTTCTGTAGTATCATCTATATCTAATGCTCCATATGCATAAGAAGCTTTTCTAACTACTGGGCCATAACTAGCCGTTCCAATTAATATCTTATAAAACCAAGTAGGAGTATATATAGCATTGCCTGTCGCAGATACTGGACTTTCTGCAGAAAACATCATTGTGGCGGTTGTAGGTAGATAAATGCCGTTTGTACTATAATTTCCTATATAGTAAAAGCTACTATAAACTCTAGAACTAGAAACAATACCCCCAGTAGGTTGTATACCTCCATAAGTTATGCCACTACCATCATTATAAGTAAAAGCTATCCAATTTACTGTTTTTACATAATCATATATTCCCCATGATGTATTTCCTGATACAACATAGCTACTCTGCAATGCTAGAGTAGCTAATGTATATGTTTTTGCTATAGGGGTATTATTAGTATTTAAAGAACCTTTCCATACTAATACACCAGCACCATTTACAAGAATAACATTAGCTATAAAATCGGTTATTGCTATCGAGTGTGTTACTGTACCATTTGAACAATCTATTCTTTTTAACGTATCACCATTAATAATTGCATATATATAACCATCCCTATAATCTAAATCTATAATAGACGTACCAAAATTATATTGCCATACTATTGATTTAGTTACTGTATCTACTACAACTATATCACCATTAGATAATCCTACAACTACTCTTGAACTACTTCCTGAAGTATATTCACTTCTGGAATTTTCTCTATTTACAGGTGCTCTAACTACATTTATATTGCTATCAAATGTAACAACGTCTGTTATTGATATTTCTTTATATGAAATATCAATATTTGTTGATACTACTACACTGCCTACATTATATCCTTTTGCTATCGTTCCTCCACTTGTATATCCTGTAGGAATTGTTTGAACTGAACTTGATGGAATATAGTTTAGTACTCCATTATTAGGCATAGTTCCAACTATATCCCCTGCATCTGTACTAGCTGTTTTACCAGAGAGAAGGTCAGATGCAGTTGCATTACCACTAGCGCCTTCACCCTGTAATATAAAATTTCCAGAAGTTGCATTATATCTTACTGTATAAATACCTCCACTTTTTAATATTGCACTATTGCCATTAGGTTTCTTAATAGGTTTTGCTTCTAAATCTCCCCACTTTAAAGTTGGGTTACTCCCACTGTCTGTGTGCACTGTAAAAACAGCTCCTATTTTATCTATAAGGATAGTTGGTACTGGATTAGTTGTAATGGTGTAAGCTGTAGAAGTTCCTTCAGTTGTACCAGCATTTGCAGGATGTGTCACATAATCTGCCTTATGTTCATCAAAGTCCTCTGTTAAATTAGCTATGGCATCAGCATTTCCTTTTACTGTTTCGGTCGTCCTTCCTGTTCCTGCAAGGGAATTTATATTTGAAGTATTAGTATTTATAAGATTTAACAGATTTCCAGCCGTATCACCATCTAGTGCACTTTGCACCGTAGCAAACCAATTATTCCAGTCTTGCTGGAAATGTGCTTCCATATTATCTATTTCCGTTTGAGATGCAGAGGTTATATTGTTATACCAGGTATTAAAATCTGTTTCTCTGCCTGAAATATAGTTATTTAGTTCAACTTGTTTTTGCGCTGTCCAACTTAACATATCAGCATCATATTGAGCTTTCTTCTGTGTTAGCCAGGACAAATACTGATTAAAAAGTGTCGTTGTGTCTGCCTGCTCTACAGTTCCATGAACTATTCCACATAAACTGGTGTCAAGCCTTAAATCCGTTATATTTGCCTGGGTAATTTGGGTAGCTCCTGCGGCAACATAAATATCTGCAATTCCAATTTCGTAAGCATCTGCATCACGTTGTAGTTCAGGGGCTACAGGAGAACTTGCAAAAGTACCTTTTTTAACTACCGCATTTATTGCCCTACCTACTGTATCCATCCTAAGTACTATTCTATCTATTCTATTTAAAACACCATCTGCCACATCTATAGGTAAAATCAAATCATTGTCATTTACATACAGGGCACCATCAATCCATCCATTTCCTACTTTAAGTGTTACTGTCATATCCTCGTTTTCACCTATACATTGGAGATTGGTACTTGGATTAGGGAATACCCCATTACCTATAAAGGTTGCAAAGTATTCTCTAAAATCTTCAGCCTTATATTTTCTATCTCCATTTATAGAATTAAAACAAAATGACCTTTCCATACTACCACCTCATTCCTAAAGCAAGCTCCTGAAGTTTCTTTTTTAACTCTTTATTCATTTCTTCTGGACTCACAGAATTGGAGCATTGTATTGTTATTGTATTGGTATAGTTCTTATTTTTTTTACTCTTTTTCATGCTATCTCACCACCTTTTTTGAATTTCTCTTGAATACTGTAAGCAGATTAGGAATGTTAGTCCCAAAAGTAGCCTGCAACTTAAACCCTGTTACTTCGTAGATTTCTTTAATCTCAATAATTTGGCAGTTCATTGTTACACCCCACTTTTTGCTTTGAGCTGTAACTGTATCCCCTAAGTCATAGTCCTGCTCATATATAAACGTATTATCTGGGATAATCTCAAATTCAAATGTTTTTATTTCCTTTAATTCATCAAGTTTTTGTGTCCCTGAACTTAGTAATTCCTCTACATCTTCAGCCTGGCTGCAATCCAGAAAAGTTTCTATCCTCTCAACTCCAGTTGAGCTCCCTATCTGTTGTATGAGTCTGTCCGCATCATCTCCATGCCCTCCAGCATATCCAACATTACAGGTGTTTAGTAAACTTTGGATTAAATGGGGATTTATTATATTATCAAAGTCTGTGGAGAATATTACAGGCGGTAGGGTGTCCTGGTCTACAGTTAGGTTCTTACCTTCCACTACATCAAAAATCCATTTATTATTATCTATGTCAAGTACAACATCCCAACCTATGCTTGCATAGGTACCTATCTCTTCCAATTTATCGGAGAGTATTTCAAACCTGCTACGCCATTTGTCTTGTTTGCCCCTGTGTAAATCTGGTGCTATGGAAACCTGTAGTATCTTTCTATTTGCATCCGTAGGATTAACTACATGGTTGTTTACAAAACCTTTCAATATTGTCTCTATACTTCCTGTCTGGCTGTCATATCCATTGCCATTTACAGGAGGAACAATTAATCGCCTAGACATAATGCCTTTTAAAGTAGGACCTTTTATAATAAGTTCATCAATTCCATTGTCGTCTACCTGGTTTTCTCTGTGCATTATAATACCTATTTTATTAAGGCTGCTTCCCAGAATGATTAAATTATTTTTAACCAGGGCATCTGTATTGGCCTTATCCATATTTATATGCAGTTCGAACTCTCCTACTTTGTAAAATCTACGGATAAACTGTAAACTTTCATAATCATCTATTTCACCGAGTAGGTTAAAATCCTTATCTATTATTCTTATAGGTATTTTTTTCAAAAGTTACACCCCCACATATTTTGGAGTATAATAAATCCCCACTTCCAGGTTGTTTATGCCTTCCTCTGCATCATAACGCAGAAGATTATCCCCTACATCTAATTGAAGGAAGGTTGTATCTAATGTTATATAATTAAAGACATTCTGAATTACTCCAGTTGTCTTAATCATTTCAACTCTTTTATTCCCAAAAGAAGTATCTATAACAAGCTTATCTCCCGCAGTAAGTGTCCTTTTTACTTTTATAAATTCCTGGGTATAAACATTCAAAATGCTTGGATTAACCACAGTTGCAAGAGCTTTAAATTCCACCCTTATAGAGCATTCCACATCACCGGAATTAAAACAATTTGCAATTAAGGTACTTACTCGGTGTCCCATTTCTATTCCGGTTTCTTGTGGAATTTCCAAGTCAAATTCAAAATCTCCAACCCACTGTGCCATTTCATTTTTTAGTTCCTCTATATCCTTCCAATATGGCTCTGGGCAATATAACTGTACTAAGAACTGTTGTATAGGCTCGTGTCTGTCTTTTGGTGTAATACTATCGACCCTACATTTAATTTTATATTCTCCAGCACCATTACTATAAAAAAGAGTACCCCCTATTTTAGGATTAAACACAGAATTAAGTATCCGCCGTTTAGTAAACATATCCTGACTGCTATCTGCTAGTATTGCAATTTCTATATTTAATACCCTTTCTTCCAGTAGATGTTCTTGTACAGTCTTACCATCTTGCCATGGTGCCTTTGTAGTTACTATTGTACTTTTAGGCGGGTCTGGGTCAAATTTTTGCAACAAAAAAGGAGCATAATTTTTTAGTTCTACGCTCTGACCCCTTGAGTTTGTGAATATTAAGTTTTGCAATCTTACTCCCTCCTATGACATTTGATATGCAAGTCTTTGTAATGTAGTTTCCATAGTCGTTCTTTGCTGGCTTGGTGTCTGTGCTACAGGACTTGTTATGGCTACATTATTATTTACTATAGTTGTTTGTGAATCAGAAATTTGTCTAGCTGTTCCTGCATAAGTAGGAGCTGTCACACTCACCGAACCTGAAACTATGGCATCACTTGCGGCTTGTATTGCTTCATCCCTAGCAGTATTTATCTGGCTTGTTATGCTGCTTATCATATCCACAATACCTTCTATCTTACTCTTAAAACCCTCAAAGAGTTTTTCTCCCAAAGTTTTTCCGGCATTTTCATAATCAGAGGAATAGCTTTTTAATAACTCAACTATTTCTTCTTGATTATTCTCCATAACCATTTTTTCTGCCTTTGCTTCTAAATGTGCACTATCAAGCATTTTCTCATAAAAATCTTTTATGTCCTGTAATTGGTTCTCTAAATCCTGTTTTTTGGCATTGTAAATCTGGGTTAAATTATCCAGTTGATTCTGTTTTTCAACTTCTAAAGCCGCCTTCTGATCTTCTATTTCCTGTTCATGCAATCTTTTATTTCTATCCGTTATGGCTGTATCCAGCTGTTTTTGCAATTGCTCCTTGTTATACTCGTTATGTTCATATTCAATGCTTTCTTGTAAGCTGCCAATATTTTTTAATTCTGAAGCATCCGTTGCAGCTCTGTCTTCAGCTTCTGTTTGTGCTTCAAGTGCCTTTATTCTTGCATCATAAACATCATTTATAGTTTGTTCACTGGCATCTTTCCACTTATCTAAATTTTCCAGTTCAGTATTAAAAGCATCTTCCTCTTCCTGCTGTCGTTGAGTATACATTTCCTTAAGAGCATCTTTTACCTTACTTGTAAATTCATCTATACCATCACTGATTTCTTGTTTTGCTTCTGTTGTATTTTGCGATATAGTATATGTTAAATCACTTATATCTTTCTCTAACTCCAGTGCGGCATCAGAATTTTCACCAAATACCTTCACAAGTTCAGAGTATTCTTCTTTCATAAGTGTAAGCTTTTTCATGTTTTCATCATAAATATTATTCTGTTTATCTATTTCATCACTAAGACTTTTAGTATCCACGTCAAGTTTTGAAATTGCATCATCAATACTATCTATTGTCTTCTGGTACTTGTTTGTTATAGTATCCTGTTGTAACTTTTTAGTATTATTTTCTATCTCTATATTTAAGCTTGCTATATCCTTTTCTAACTGAACTGCTTCGTCAGAAGTATCACCCACAGCAGCTACAACTTCCTCATACTCCTGCTTCATCAAATCAAGTTTTTTGGTCTGTTCATCAATTGTATCCTGCTGCTTTTTCAATTCTTCGGTAACACTGTAGATATCTTTTCCTAACTTAATCATTTCAAGCTCTATTTCGTTAAAGGCATCTTTATATTTATCTTCTATTTCCTTAACAGGGTCATCTTCCTCATTTGTACTCCCCATACCGGAATCTTTCCACTTGGAGAATATATCATCAAAACTAGTATCTACTCCCGCAAGCTGTGCCCCTGCTGCACCTACAGTAGTTATGTTTTGCATTATATTACCTAAAGTGTTTTGCACATTTACAGCAGCAGTCTGTACTTCTGCCTGTACATTCTGCATAGCATTTCCTACTATTCCAGGTACTAAATCAGTCCAACTCTTAACTCCAGTAGTAAGTCTCTCCCCAAGCGTAAGACCACTATCTTCATAAAGATTACCATACTGATTAAGTAAGCTTATAATTTCATCCTGACTTTTAGAGGTTATTAACTGCTCTGCCTGTGCTGCTATTGCATCTTTATCCAGTTTTTGTTCATAGTAATTATTTACATATTCTAACAAGTCACTTAACTGGTCTTTAGTAAGTTTTTCTTCTTCGGCTTTTAGTTTTGCACTTTCTGTGGCAGCTTCTTTTTCTGCATTTAATTTTCTTTCTATTGCCTTTTCCAATACCTCATTTAACTTATCTATATAGGTTACCGCCTGTTTTTTAGCATCTAATTCATCCTGTATCTGTTCCTTAGACATTTTACCTATTTTTTGTATTTGTTCTATTTCCTTATCTGCCTGTTCTTTTCTAAGGGCTATTTCATCCTTTATAGCTTTTTTCTTAGCTTCATATTCATCCTGGATAGAATAACGTGCAGCACCCTTTACGCCTCTTAAAGAAACATCTTCCTGTTGACCTAAATTATAGAGTTGATTATTTAAATCTTTTGTATCATTTGCCAGGGTATCCTTAATACTTTTTATTTTTGCAGATACTAAATCGGCTACCTTTTTCGCTGCTTCTTCTGGTTTATCTGCATTTTGTGTCATAGTGTCTGCTAAAAGCTGCATAAAATCAGAACCGTAAGTATCTGCATCTGAAAGTGGGCCAACATCTGGAACCGTAAAATGGAGATAGCTTCTTATGGTATCAGCAACATCTTTTGCCGCGTCTGCCACTCCTCCAATCATTCCTTTGATCCCATTTATTATTCCTCGTATCATATCTTTACCCCACTGTATTGCTTCATTTCCCAGTGACTTTATGCCATTTCCTAGTGCATTTATTATTTGGGGTGCATACGAAACAAGTTGAGGCAGCGCTTGAGCTAACCCCTTTACTATAGCAACTATAATTTGTATAGCAGCACTAATTATTTGAGGTAAATTTTGTATAAGTGCTTGCGCTAGCATAAGAATAATCTGTACAGCAGCTGCAATAATTTGAGGTAAATTTTGTATAAGTGCTTGTGCTAGCATAAGAATAATCTGTACAGCAGCTGCAATAATTTGAGGTAAATTTTGAATTATACCCTGCACTAACGCCATTATTATTTGCAACGCAGAACTGATAATTTGTGGTAGATTTTGTATTATTGCAGATGCTAAAGCTAATATAATAGCCAATCCTGCCTCTATCAAACTTGGTAATGCAGTTGATATCGCAGTTACCAATGTGGTTATTATTTGAGTTGCAGTATCTATAATTTGAGGTAAATTGTTTACTATAGCTTCTACTATTTTAATTATTAACTGGGTACCTATAGTAATTACCTGATTCATATTATTTAATATTCCAGTTATAAATGTAGTTATTATTTGCAAACCCGTATTTATTAACTGTGGTAAATTATTAACTATAGCTGTAATTATAGATGTTATAATCTGTCCCCCTACCGTTAATATTTGCGGTAAGTATGTTGTTATAGAAGTTACTATATTAGTTACTATTTGTGCCCCCATTGTTGTTAATTCAGGTAAGTTTGTCGTAATTGCTGTAATTATTGTATTTAATATTTCAGAACCTACATCCATTATTTGCGGTAAATTAGTTGTTATAGCTGTTACAAAAGTTGATACAAACCCTGATATAGTGGCAACTGCTTTAGATATCAATGCTGGAAGATTAGCAACAAATTTACTTATAGTCGTCTTTAGTGTATTCCAATGAGTTGCAGATTGATAAACTATTAATCCTATGGCTGCAATAGCAGCTATAGCGATACCTATAGGACTTGTTATTGCAGTAAATGCAGCCATAACACCCCTAATCACCAAAGCTAGACCTCTAATAGCCGGCGTAGCCGCCGCAGCTCCTGCTGTAACTACACCAATTGCTCCAGCAATAGTACCTATAGTTGTAACTAATCCTCCTATAATTAAAAGCAAAGGCCCTATGGCTGCAACTATTCCAGCAATAACTAAAATAATCTTTTGGGCAGTCGGAGATAAATTGCTAAAGGCTGTTGCCAAATTTCCTATCTTGTTTGCAATGCTCGTTATAATAGGTGCTAAAGTTTCTTGAATTTTTATCGCCGCTGTCTCTAACGCTCCAAACATCTGCTCAATAGATTTACTGGTTTCTCCCATTTGGCTTTTTGCCAATCTGGATGCAGCAGTCTGATCATTTGTAGCTTTTGTATATTTTTGTAGACCACTGGCTCCTTCATTCATTAAAATACTAGCTGCACGAGTTGCATCACTTCCAAAGATTGTATTCATGGCAGCTTGCTTCTGTACATCAGAAAGTCCGCTCATTTTACTTTGCAACTCTTGAGCGATACCAGAAGCATCTTTCATATGCCCGTTAGAATCCCAAACATTTATACCAAGCCCTTCCATTGCTGCCGCCGCTGTATCCGTAGGAGCACCTAACCTTTGAAGCATGGTTTTCAGAGAAGTACCTGCATCACTTCCAACCACTCCCGCATCCGCAAATTCTCCTAAAACTGCGGTTGTGTCCTGAATACTCCAACCCACTAAATTAGCTTGTGCCGCACACTGTGCCAGACCTTCCGATAAAGGTTGAACGTCTGTACTGGAAGCTGCAGCAGCTCCGGCAAGAGCATTTACTGCTTGTGAGGACTGATTGGCAGATAAGCCAAAAGCACCCATTGCCTGGACGACAGTATTTGCAGCAGTACCTAAATCCATACTGGAAGCCGCAGCTAAGTCCATAGTAGCTTTTAAGGAACCACCTTTTATTTGTGCTTCTGTAAGTCCACCTTTGGCAAGTTCAGTAATCGCATTTCCCGCCTCTGTGGCGGAGAATTGAGTATCCTGTCCAGTTTTGAGTGCCAACTCTCTTAAGCTTGCCATCTGTGCCATAGGTTTATCAAGAGCACCTGCTGCCTGGCTCATGGAAGTTTCAAAGTCATTCCCAACTTTTACTGCGGCTGCCGCAGCCCCTACAAGTGGAACTGTAACACCCATTGTAACACTTTTACCGGCACTACTTACACCACTGCCTATTTTATTTAATTTTTCTCCGGCCTCTGCTGCCTTAATACCAAAAGATTGTAATTCAGAACTGGATGTTTTTAATTGTTTTTCAAGACCATTCAACTTATTTTGTGTAGTTTCAATTTCCCTCTGAAAAGCCCTGTATTTGTCTTCGCCTATTTTCCCATTTGCAAACTGCTGCTGAACTTGCTGTTGTACTGATTTCAGAGAATCAAGTTTCTGTTTAGTTGTTTCGATTGATTCACTTAAAAGCTTTTGTTTCTGGGCAAGCAATGTAGTATTGGAGGGGTCAAATTTTAAAGCCCTGTTAACCTGGTTTAATTCACTTTGTAAATTTCTGGTGGTTTTATTCACTCCCTGCAAGGCTTTTTCCAGTGGGCCTGTATTACCACCTATTTCTACGGTTATACCTTTTATATTACTAGCCACCTAATCCCTCCTTTCTCTAAAAATAAAAAAAGAAAGAATATTAATCCCCTCTCATTTTCTTTCTTAGTGATTTTCTATCTGGCTTGGTTTGCTCCATGCGCCAACAATTTTCCAGATATTCCTGTCCCTTTTCACTTTTCATACAATTATAAATAACGGCATCTCTTAAATACAACCAATATTCAATTACATCCAAATTTTCTATTTCTCCAAAACTGTAGCCCGTATATTCGGATACAATCTTTTCTTCCATAGTATTTACTTCGTAATGTCCCTTATCTGCCTTATCATAAGGATAATAAGGGATTTTTAGTTTTTTGAGTTCCTTTCCTTAGCAACCCAATTAAAAAAAGCCAGTAGTATTTCTTCTAACTGGTCAAAGTCTAATTCATCAATTATATCATCTCCAATTTTACTACCTGCTTTATTTTTATTTAATATTAACTTTACCGCCCCTGCCAAATCATCCATTAGTTTTTCTTTTTTCGCATTAGGGCCAACCAGAGAAGTAATCTTTTTAAGCACTTTTATCTTAGGTGGCTCAACGTCAATTACTACGTCTCCTATTTTAACAGTAAAATACCTTCTTTTAATACTACTTACATCAAACATTTATATTCCTCCTATGCTTTCGCTGTTACTGTTGCCTTGCCGGCTTTGACAGCTTTAAATGTACTATCTACTTCCACTATTAAAATCTCATTTCCTGTAGTGGCTGTTATATCATCAGTTCCATTCCAAGCAGTATACCCTGTTGAAGTATTACAAACATCCTCTAAATCTGGTATACTTACGGTGCTTGATGTCTTGTGCATATAACTGTTTCCACCTGTAAGGGTTGGGCTGATAGTTATTTTAGTTGTACCTGTGGTTGTCCCTGCTATAGAAGTAATAGTCAAAGTTCCGATAGTTCCAGGAATATCTTCCTCATAGATTATTTGTGTACCTTCGTTGTCCAGTGGGGAAGCAGTAAATTCCGCATCTACTACAGTTTCCTTGTCTTTTGCAAATTTAATAGAAAAACCTGCCTGGTTATTTCCAACGATAGTAGTCCTGATATCTCCGTCAACATCATCCTTATGGACAAACCTAATAATATACTTTTTACCATCCTGGTTGCTAATTCCACCAATCTTAACAGTTCTTTTCCCGTCGGCTTCACTAACTCTAGCAGTTGAACACAGTTTAGAAAGAGTTTGACCATTCCACGTCATAATACCACTCTTTAAAGTCGTTTCCTCCTCTGTTATAACTGTTTTACTTACAAGGCCTAAATCGTCCTTTGCATCATAAAACTTAGGCTTGTATTCCAGTTCGGCACCGCCTTGAATTAAACCAAGTAAATTTTCCTCGGTTTCAAGTACTGCGTTTTCCGGAATAGTACCCGTAAATTCAATTACATATACCTTACCACTACCCAATACAATTCTTTCATTATCCACCTTAGACCCTCCTTAAATTTTTTCTACCAATTCAAAATCGTACATGGTTTCAAAGAATTTTTCCCCATCAATCCATGTACGATCTTTTTTATAGGCTATTGCTTTTTCATTTAATAAATTTTCTATCTTTTGTTCAGCTGCTTTATCTATCCTGCTTGAGTATAATTCTATTCCTATTGTTCTACTTACCACACAATTCTTGTTATCAGCTCCCCCAGAATCCAGATTTTCAAGAAACACGATATATGGAAGTGGAGGAGGCTTTAAAAAACAATTTTCTGCTACTTTCATTCCTGTAGTCCCAAGCCATGTTTTAACCTCCAGCATTTTCAATCGCCTCTCTCGCAAGTTCTTCCATACGTCTTTTAGCAAGTTCTTCACCGTATTTTATGTGAGGGTATGCTCTCGCCCTGCCCCCTTGATGGAGTGCATGACCTTTCTCAAGAAGATGTGTTAATCTATATTGTCCATTTGCAACATACCACGTGTTTCTTTTATTATATCTATCTTCATAAGATGTTTTTATCCTGAATGCCTTAACATATTTCCCTGTAGGTTGTTTAAACGTAACGTGGTTTTTTATTTCTTCATTGGCTTCTTTAGATACCTTATCCACAGCTTTCTTTACATTATCCGTAACCTCTTGGGTGTAGTTACTCAAGTATTCAGCTATTAAATCTGCCATTTCATCAACACTGCTCATGTTACCACCCCAAACATTTCAAGTTGCCTTAATGTTAAATCCACAGAAGGCGGGTTAGTATCAAAAATGTTCTGTACAAGTTCAACATCATATTTACCAATATCTTTAACTTCCACAGTATCATGGGTATCAATATTTCTAAGCTGTGGAATACGGATAACTGCATTAGCTTTAACCTGTACTGCCTGTGCTGCAAAGGCGCGATTATATCCCAAGACACGATTAGTAAAACCCAAACTCTTGTATTTATATGTTTTAGTACCTTCCTCGTCTTCACTGTATATGTCGCATACCCCATCAGAAAAAGAAACAAATTCTATATTATCCATCTTGATTTTCATATAGTATCACCCCACAACTACCGTCGTTTTCCCTGCTCTGATTGCTTTCAGATTTTCATCTACTTCGATAACCACAATATCATTGCCCACTGTAGCAAAGATTTCATCAATACCATTCCATTTAATATAGCCATTTACAATATCACAAATATCAAAATAACCCGGTAAAGAAAGTCCTGTACCAAGCTTATATACATAACTATCACCTTCATCTGACTGTGGAGATACTAACATTTTAGTATACCCTGTAGAAGTGCCCACTGTAGATATAACTACTAATCTTTGAGGTGTTTCAAATTGGTATTGAAAACTTAAATCTAATAATTCACTTGCAAAGTTCTTTTCAAACATCTCAAGTGCCTGACTATTTGCGTACCTGCAATAATCCAGAAGTAACATTTTAGGCTGCTCCTCTGCTGTGAAATCCAAAGAAGGCACACCTGCTATATCTGTAAGGCGTGCCATTCCCCTATTTATAAATCCTTTTAGGTTATTATCTGTATTTTCATCCTCCCAAGTTATATGGAGATATGATTTAACTTCTGGTAGTAATTGTTCCATTACAGCTGTATCGGCCATTTAAACCACCCCATTAAGCCTGCTCTTTAGTCTTAACAACGTTAGTTACCTGTACTTCAAAGTCTGCTGGAATAACACCGCTTATATCCAGAAGAATAAACGCGTTATCATCAAGTGCCCTGCCATTACCATACATTCTTACGGTATACACTCTTTCATCATCAAGGAATTTGAACTCATCAGAGTACTCAATTTTACCGCCTCTGTCTCCAGCTCCTATCCCCATAAAATACCTGTTTGCAATTCCAATAACAGCTTCACCTATATCTACAGCCGGTGATTGAATAACCGTAGTTGGAAATGGAAAAATATCAGTCGCATATGTTCCGTTAGTTGTTCTCAATGTTGTTGCAGGAAATATTTTAGTAAAATAATCAGATGGGTTTACGACCAAAAGCACATTTTGCACAGGTCTTCTCTTTCCATTAGGAGCTTGAGAGAGCTTATCCAGTATTGTTCCATAAGATATAGGATCAAACGCAGTTATTGCCATAGCTGTTTTCTTTGGATATACCCCACCAGTTACGGTTACATCATCTGCAACAGATTTATTCATACCTATAGGTTCTTTGTTACCAGTGCCATTTACAATAGCAGTTTCCAAAGCAAGTGCTAAAGCCTCACTTAATGTCCCCCTTACATATGCATCCACCCAGGTTGGCCCTACATTAAGCATATCTTTGCTTATAGGCATATAGGCAGTTAACTTACAGATAGTTAAATCTATTTTTCCTATTGCCCCCTGAAGTTCTTTAGTAATTGCATCATTTAAATCTCCCCATGCGGCCAATTGAGATCCTTGTTTATTTACAATCATTTTAGTGAGTATGGTTGTATTGGTAAAAGTTATCGCATCCAATAACGGATGTGCTGTAGCAATGTCAGCAAGTACATTATCGATTATAGTTTCTGGAAAGGCTATGTCTATATCAGTTACTGCCTGCATTGGGTTAGGAGACTTTAGCGCCTGTATAAGTTTCTGATAGTATTGCTCCTCCTGGGAGGTTAACTGGTGCATACCTCTTTTAGCTAAAATAGAATTATCCTGCGTCCTCTGGTACATGTTGTGTTCTTCAAGTACATTCTGCTGTACAGATTCGGCAAAATCGGTAAACGCCTGTGTTATTGCGTCCGGGTCTTCACTCTTAAACGCTGCCACCAGATTTTGTTTTAATTCCTGCTGTATTAAATCTTTACTTTTCATTGTCATTATTCATTTCCCTCCATTTTCTTTTTAAATATAGCCATCATTTTTTCCGCATTGGTTTTCTGCTTTTGAAATTGTTCTGGAACCTTAATTTTACTTTGCATCTGCATAATCTGCTCTTTTATGGATTGTTCAAATCTCTGTTGCGCTGCAGAAATATTTTTATCCTCTTTTCCTGCTATTTCATCAGCCAACCCATATTGCAAACACTGCTGGGCGGTTAACCAAGATTGAGCATCTAAAAGTTGATTCAGAGTATCTTCACCCAACTTGTCTCCTGCTTTTTCTAAATAACTGGAGCAGCTTGCTTTATCAATTACCTCAACATCATTAGCCGCCTTTCTAAGTTGCTCTGCATTACCAAAGGCATACATAGAAGCATGGTGTATCATCATCAAAGTATTAGGACCCATTATAACCTTATCTCCTGCCATAGCAATTACAGAAGCTATGGAACAAGCGAATCCATCAACATATACCGTCTTTTGTGCTGGATGCCTTTTAAGCTGGTTATAAATAGCAAGTCCCTCTTTAACTTCACCACCATAGGAATTAATATAAATATTAATCTGACTAATATTTTGGGATTGTTCAAGCTGTCCCTTCACGTAGTTAGCAGAGGTTTCACTTTCAATGGTTTCTCCACTCCACCAATCATAGCTATCTCCCTGGACATAGTCATAAATGTATAATTCCAAAGTATTTGGCTCTGCCGCCTGTTTTATTAAAAATATAGGTTTTCCCATTATTCCTCACCTCCCTTACTTTCAGGATTCTCTATATCTTGATAATTTTTAGTTATCCAATGTCTTCTGCTCCAATCTGTATTCAAGGGTGTATCACCAGCCTTTATCCTCAAATCATCTATGCTGTAACCACCACTGGCAATAAGCTTGTCAAAAGATTCGCTTATACTAAATATGTCAATATGCCTTATACAAGTGGTATCTACTTTTATATAAGAACCATTTATAAAAGCCCGTTTTCCATATCTTTTACGGGTGGCTTCCTCACCTATAATAGTTACTATGGGATCTATGCAAAAACTCAAAAAATTATCTGTAATCTTTTCTATATCTGCAATATCTCCTCTAAGTAAAGCAGGTGGCATTCTAAAGGCCTGTGCTATCCTGTCAAAAGCTTCTTTAGTAATATTTTGTATATCTGTTATTTCAGATGTACTTTTCTTTACAGATTCCCCACCCTGCTCCTCGTATTCTATCCCTCTTTCAAGATGAATAACTGCATTTTCAGCTTCAAAGTAAGCTTTAAATTGTCTGTTAAATAAATCATCAATTTTCTTCTTAAACTCTGTATCACCGGAAGGTGGCTTGTTTATTCTGGCTATTCCCTTTCTGCCGCCACTACGTTTATATTTACCTTCTGCCATATTATTAAGTTCTTCATAGCCATTTATTAAGTTCGCCAGCAAATTCCGTATATTGGTATCATTTAATCTAAAATACATGACTTCAGACATTTTAAAAGTCCTGTTAAAATTCATAGTTTTAACAGACACATCTGTAAAATAATTTTCCACCACAGCATATTCAACCTGGTTAAAGCTATCTGCTACAAGCAGCTGCCCATTTACCCCTATAACTAAAGCTTCTCCATAAAACAATAGTCGACTTATAAGCTTCTGCGAAAACTGTGTGGAGCTTTCGTTCAAGTTAGGTTCTATATTCCAGAGGTAATATTCATCCCCCTTTACTTCTTTGCCATTTAGAAATGTCTTAAATTCGCATTTAGAAATAGCACTTGCAATAAAATTAATGGCCATTACAATTCCAAACTTCTCTATATTTAATTTTGTAGTTTGTTCTATGGCTTTTTGTGTTATATAAACAGTATCTGCATCAGCTCCAAAGAAATGTTTTGTCCAGTCCCAAAATCCCAAATTCTCACCACCTTTCTAGGCAAAATAAAAAAGCCCTATTCATGGAGCTTTACATCAAATACTTGTTTCTGCTTTTCAATTATCCTATCAAACTGTTTTTCAATATCATTTAACTTAGACTTATATTCAGAATCATCAAGTGTTATTTTTACTATTAGATCCTTTGGCTTTTCCAATTCACTCACTCCTTTTTAATATGTGTAAACTCCCATATCAAAATTTATTTCCTCTCCACTGTCCTCAAGCTCTATACCTCCTGCGCACATAGCAGCCACAAAAGCCATAAAACCATCTGTCTTACGACTTTTAGGTTCTATTTTCCCATAGGTCATATTGTCATATTTTTCAGGATGCTTACAGGTATTATTTGTATACCAACGCATAAGTGGGTTATCTCCATACACAATATTATGATTTACAAACAAGCTGTTTATTGTAGGAGCAACCAACATTTGATTAGACGGCCTTGTAAGTTTTGTATTATTTGCCCCTTGTTTATCTGTATCAAACCCTACCTCTCTAAGAGCCTTAGCAAGTAATGTATGTCTATAATTATCCATACCTAGTGTAGTTATGTTATATTTCTGTCCCTGCTCTTCAAGCCAACGGGCAGGAATATCCGGGGATATCTCCACAGCATCAACAAAGGTTAATAATTTACCCCCTTTTTCAGTTTCCCATTCTTCAAGTGGTGCTTTTATTCTTCCAAGGTCATTACATTTTCTACATACCCATGTATGGGTTATCCAATAATATTTACCCTTATATTTAAAGAGTAATCCAGCAGCTACAAAATCTGTGGTTTTAGCATAGTCAATTCCAGCTACACAAGTACAGCCTGTCAAGTCTGGTATAGGCTGATTAGTTGCAAGTATGTTGTCCCAACTTGTAACCTCCTGGTCTTTATTTCCCATAGGAATATTCATTCTCTTAGTCATAAAAGCAGAGTTACTTACAGGGTCTTCTTTATAGTCAATATACTCTTTCTGTATCTCTCTAAAAAGTTCCTCATTGTACTGCAAAGATGGATTAGCCTTATGCCACATTTTAGGATTATCTGCTTCTTTTTCATTATCAAGCCTACACATAAAGGGCAGCAATCCATTATCGCCGCCCTGCTCATTTAATATTCTAAGCCCCCTGGCTTTAATACTATCCAAGGGTCCTCCCCTAACATCACCATCCGTTGTGGTTATCGTGGTACGGGGATTCTTCTTTTTACCAAGACCAGTCTTAAATACATTTATAAGTTTGTAGTCTTCGTACTGGTGGTATTCATCAAAATCTATTTTACCTGGCCTGCCACCATCTTTGGATTTTGCGTTGCTAGTCCTAAACCTTAACTTAGATTTAGTTTTAAGGTTTTCAATAAGTTCTTTATTCCAGCTAAAATGTTTTTTAAGTTTTTGTTCATTTTCCTCCAAGACATTATATACATCTTCAAAGGAAGTTTTGGCCTGGTCTTCTGCATTGGCACATATGTCTATATCATAATGTTTTATTTTGTTGTACTCAGATATAAGACAAAAATCTTCAAAGCTTAAATAGCCATTCTTGCCGGAACCCCTGCCCACATAAATAAATAAGTCCGGCCATCTTAAAATACCAGGCCTAGAATAAGTACAATTATGGAGGGTAAAACAAAAAATCTCCCATTCGTATAAATCAAAGGGGAAATATTTTTGGAGACTTAAATATTTACGGAGCAGCTCATCATCTACAAATATATTTTCTTCTCTAAAACACTTTTCAACATAATCACATAACAGGAATTGCTCTTTGCATATTTCTATGGTGCCACTACGAACTAAGTCAATATAGTTTTGTATTTCAGGTATCAGCTTAGAGTTCGTCATCATCATCACAGCCTACGTTATCAGTCGTCAACTCCAATTGTTTTAAAATGGCTAACTTTTGCTTGTTATACACTACCGCGTTTTTTACAGAGGGATTCTCTTTTTCAATTGGATATCCAGATGCAGACAATGCCTTATATGTTCGTCCTCTTTCCTTTATGTCCTTTTGCATCTCCTTTTCTTCTTTAAAATACCAGATATAATCATCAATTAAGCCTAAAAAATGTTCAACATTTGCACTTTTATTTTGAAGCTGTTTAATTAAGGATTCCTTGATTTTTCTTGCGTTAGCCATATTTTCATCCCTCCTTTCACGCTATTTTTTCTCACACGCGCGAGATTTCTGTTTTGTCTTTCCTACTACCCGTTCTCCCAATATGGTATTATTTTTTAATTTTTTAGACCCGGGGGTATCACCACCTTTCCTCATTCAACTGCGGTTTATTCTCCGCTTTATGATGCACCTCATAATGACATTCCTTACACAAACACATCAAATTACTTTTAGTAAGTGCCAATTCTGGATGCTGCCTTAAAAATTTAACATGATGAACTGCCTCCGCAGGAGAATACATACCCTTAACCTTGCACACCTGACATTCATAATGTTGTTCTTCTAATACTTCTTGCCTTAAATTCTCCCATAATGCAGAATTATAAAAAGCTTTTATATTATGATACCTGATTAAAGTATTAATCCATTGTACTAGCTGTGTTGTGTTCACTTATCTGTTGGCCTTATAGTTACATCTATCTTATTTTTATCACCATAGTTATATGACTTAACAACCGGATTCTTTAACCTGCTCAATATATTATTCAATCTATTGGCAACTCGAATACCTGTTTCTATTAAATCTCTGTATTCTTCTGCATGTATATTTACTTCCATTGATATATCCTGTATTGGTTCATAACATCTCTTGAATTCATCTTTACTAATTACATGTAATGAATCATTGTCGCCTTTAACTATATAATCACACATATTTGCTACCTTACTAGATTCTATCTTTAATCCTTGTGAGAATACTGCATCACAATAAGCATACTTAACTGTTGCCTCTTCGAATATATCATCATCAACAAATTTCTTCCCAACAAATCTTGATGCCTCTATTATAGATTCAATAGTGGGTTCTAAATATACAGCATCCACTATTTTATGCGTACTCTTACTTTTCCATGCTGTAGACTTATAGAAACTCATGGCATCACTCCTTTTGCACATAACAAAAGACACCTAGAATCAACTAAGTGTCTTTGACATATACACGATATTAATTTTTATAATTTTACTGATTACCATATTATACTATTATAAAATGTATGTCAATTCCATACAAAAGGACACTCTTTTAAAGTTATATTCAATGGACTTTAGCTGTATACCTAACCTTGACACTACTTGACAAGGACATATTTTCATAGTTTTATCCCATCTATCCCGAAAAATAATATGCTTAAATCTTCAATACCCTGTCTAATATCTCTACCCACAGTCCTTACGTTAAGATTAAAATATTCTGCTGTCTCCTCATAGGTTGGTATTATATTATCTTTAGTCGGCTCTAAATACATATATTTGATAATATCATATCTTCTTTTCTTAATATTGCCATCCTTCTCACATATAGCTTTATAATACTCCATGGATTTATTTATATGTCCTACTATTATTGAAGTTCTTATTCTAGTTCTACTTATGGCCTGTATATATTGTTCTTCATCATTAATTGGATCAATATCATCTAAAATATCTATTGCATTATTTTCATATACACTGCTATTTGATTTATCTGCAAGTTTATCATGTATCTTCAAATTTCTATAATGTTTAAGAAGCATCCTGGTATTCCTCAATCGCCTATCATATCTTTTTTTAGTTTTATGATATTCCTGCTCTTTAATATACTTTATACCCTCTCTTACTCCTATTTTTACAGCCTCTTCATAATCCAAAAAACATCACCTCACTTTTTATATCTTGACTTGAATTAGTATTGTGTCTGGATTCCCATACCGTTTATCAATACATCTTCACTAAGAACTATATTAAGATTTTTTCTTCCTTTTTCATCTTTTATCTGGTTAACCTGTCGTAAACATCTAGGAGTAATTTTGATAGTCAGATTATCACTTTGAATTTCTATAGATTTACTTCCAAAGTCAGGAACTACATTTTCTGCCCTAAATCTATAGTTAGCATCACCAATTTCTTCAAATGCATTTTGCAAAAGTTTTGTATCGATATCATTGTCTTCAAATATTTCTTTTATATTTTCAATACCCAGTTTAACTTCTGTACCATCCCTGTCCATCTTTTCAATAATATCCTCATATACATTTTGAAGTACCCAAGGTTCGATATTATCTTCAGTTATGGTTTTAAGAATCCAATTAAAATAAGTTTTTTCCTCTGCTGCTGTCAACTTTATTTCACACCCAAGTACATCATTAACAAACATATTATTTAGCCCTTTAGCTTTGTGAGAATAATATATAATTTTATTCATATCAACACATCCTTCATCATCAAAACTTGGATACATAAATCCATCAAGAGGTGAATTTAAATTCACTGTTACATCTAGGGATGAATTTGTTTTAAATTCCATCTCTGCATAATCAAATTTTAATACTCTCTTTGGTACCTCCACCTTATTTATAGTACACAATATAAATTCCGTAGATTGTACATATTCATTCACTTGGTCGTCTACATTTTTATTTGCCTGGTAATATTCAGCCTTAATAAAGTTTATAACAATATCTGTATCATAGTTAAAATTATTTGCTATCTTAGTCACAATTTCATCTATAAAATCAGACATACTTATCTGTTTATTTAAGGTTTTCTGTAAAATATCCTGTGTGGTGCTATATGCTTCACTCCTAAAATTCAACTCATATATTTTAGAATCTATAGTTCCTGTTAAAATCTTCTTAAAATTACTTAAATACAGCTCTCTTGTATCAACATCCATTCTTCCTAAAACTCTTGAATCTTGTGTTATTATTTCACCATTATCTTTTTTAAGATATACAGTGTGTATTTCTTTTATAGGAAGCATATAACTCCCATCTTTAAATTCTTTTCTCAAGTTAGCTAAAACCTTTTTATTCATAACCATCCTCCTAAGAATATTTTTCTATCCTTGCTTTTACCGCCTCAAGCAGTATATTTTGATTTACTTCTTTATTTCCTAAAGACTTCATCACATCTTCGTCTATAGTATTTTTACAAACTAAATGATGTATAACTACAGTTTCCTTTTGTCCCTGCCTATGAAGTCTTGCATTTGCCTGTTGGTATAATTCCAAACTCCACGTAAGCCCAAACCAGACAATTATATTTCCTCCATATTGAAGATTTAAGCCATGTCCTGCACTTGCCGGATGCACTAAAAGCACTGGTATATTACCTTCATTCCACTTTTTAATATCTGATGAATCTTTCAATCCAACTGCTTTTATCTTTTTAGATTCTAAAAATTCAACTATCCTGTCAAAATCATGTTTAAATGAATAGAATATCAACACTGGCTTTCCATTAGCTGCTTCTATAATTTCAAGTAGTGCCTTTAATTTTTCATCATGTATTTCAACTACATTATGATTTTCTGCATATATAGCTCCATTAGCCATCTGTAACAATTTGTTAGTAAGTACTGCTGCATTTGCTGCTGTTATATCTTCTTCTCCAAGTTCTAAGACAAGATCCTTTTCTAGCTCTTTATACTTTTTGATTGCATTTTCAGGTAAATTAATATTTATAATATTATCTATTCTTTCAGGTAAATCTAAATAATCTTTTGCTTTCATAGAGACACAAATATCCGATATTTTATTTTCAATTGCATCCGCCGCACCTTCTTTCAAATTCCAGTTATAAACTACAAACTGATTTCTATTACCCGGTGTAAAATACTGCTCTCTATAGCTGCCTATTGTTTTTCCTAATCTTTTCCCACCATCTAACAAATATATCTGTGGCCATAGGTCTATAAGACTGTTAGGTGCTGGTGTGCCTGTAAGTCCAACTATTCTTTTAAAATAAGGTCTTACTTTCCTCAAAGATCTAAATCTTTTCGACTTAGAACTCTTAAAACTTGAAAGCTCATCAATTACGACCATATCAAACAACCAGCTATCAAAACAATATTTAACTAACCAATCTACATTTTCTCTATTAGTAACATAAATATCTGCATTATGCATTAAAGCCTTTTCTCTATTCCTTTTAGTTCCTAAAATCTTTGATACTTTTAAATGATTTAGATGGTCCCACTTTTCAACTTCAGTACTCCAGGTATCTTCTGCTACTCTAAGTGGTGCTATAACAAGTACTTTGTATACATCGCCTAAAAACAACAATTCATCTACTGCTGTTAGGGTGCTTACAGTTTTTCCCATACCCATATCTACTCTCAAAGAAATAAACCAGAAGCACAATTTTCCAAAATATGATTTATAGCATATTTCTGATACTCATAAGGTTTAAATCTCACAATATCACCTTCCTTCTGTCAACTCTTTTACAAATCTATTAACACCTTCTATAGAATCTATACATTCAACTCTAAATCCTAATTTTTCTAATCCCTTTGCCCTGTACTCCTGTAACTTTCTCCTTTTCTCACCTGGTGCTTTAAGCTCTACAAAAACAATCCTTCCATGTGGTAATAATATTATCCTGTCCGGCACTCCTGACATCCCTGGGCTAATAAACTTTAATGCTTTTCCACCTATCTTCTCAATTTCTTTTTTAAGTCTTTTTTCAATAACACTTTCTAACAATAAAATCACCTTCTATTTATTGTGAACAGTGTGAACCATTTTCTTATATATATATATATCCACGTATTAGGCATATAGGTGTATATACATATACGTCTATTTATATAAATAATACTTATATAATATTTTTTGTTCACATTGTTCACGATATATCATAAAGCTTTGATATTACTGATTTTTATGTGTGAACAAAAGCGTGAACACAATATATTTTTTTGTTCACATTGTTCACATTACTAAAGTCTACTAATTATTAATCTGTTCACGCACAAAAGCTCTTTGAGTACCATAGATTTTACCAAATCTTAATCTACCCTTATACTTAATCCATACTTTCAAGCCTTTAAGAATATCGTTAATTTCTCTTGAATGTAATGGCGTGAGATTTTTAGGGTCTCCATTGAATAATTCGCACCATATTTCCATCACACAGGTTTTAGTCCTCTGAATATTACCCTCTGGGATGTCACCAAATTCAGAGCCATGTATATAATTTCTTCTTTCAGCCATACCTAAGCTGTACCAATTATCAGTTATAGGCTTATTCAGATATTCTTCAATTAACCCAGCCTTTGCACTTTCCTCTGAGTGTTCTTCCTGCTGTTTTTCAGCTTCTTTTTTCTCTTTACTGGTGAGATCCAGAAGCTCCCCAGCATTATAAAGTTCAATTGCCTCAGCCCATATTTGGTCAACCTCATAACTGTTTAATTCCTTATAGGCATTTTTATGGGGGTTTATCCCAACATCTACAGGCCAGAATCTTCTATTACCTGTCTTATCTCTTAAAAATTCCTTATCATTCGTAGTTCCTATAATTACACACTGGCGTGGGAATCTGCTTGTTCTTCTACCATAGGCAACTCTGTATATATCCTCCTGTTTTGATAAGAAGTGTTTTGTTGCCTCAATATCAGCTTTTTTTGTGGCCATCATTTCTCCCATTTCCAGGAGCCACACGCCTTGAAGTTGCTCATATGCTTCTTTACCAGTTACAGTTGTAAGACTATCAGAGTACCAGTCCTTACCTAATCTTTTTATCAAAGTACTTTTACCTATACCCTGTGGGCCACTTAGAACCATCATATTATCAAATTTGCACCCGGGTTTAAAAATTCTTGCTACAGCTGCAACAAATACTTTTCTTGTAATTGTCCTTACATAATTGCTATCTTCTGCACCTAGGTAATCAATTAATAAGGTATCTATTCTCTTAACCCCATCCCACATAAGACTATTTAAGTAATCCTTAATCGGATGGAATGTATGTTTTCCAAAACTTAAGTTAATGGCATCCGCGCACTTAGCTATAGAACTTATTTTATAGTATTTCTCAATAAATTCTTGAAGCCCACTATCATCCCTATCATTCCAATCTGACATATCATCTTTATTTCTCCAGGGTAGCCGCCCTATAACTACAGCCCTATTTGCAAATTCGTTATATGCAATCCTACCCTTAATTAATGGCTCATTTTCAATTATTAATAAGAAGTTGGTTCTGGTGCTTTTTAATTTTCCCTGCTCTGTATATTCAAGTTCTTTTACCCAACTACTGTCAGCATCTTCTTCAATCACCCCAAAATCCTCCTGGGCTTTATCCATACGTTCTTTACCTAATGTCTGTATTACTCTACCATCATTACTCGCAAATTCTTTCATCTTAGTAAACGAGGGTAGCCTATTTGCTGGTGTATCTGGTTTTGCTTCATCATCTAAATCCCCGAATTTGTGTATTCTCACTAAGTCAAAAGTATTACACAGCATTTCACTTGCAGGGTCCGTACCATGATGGCTGTAACTGAACTTATCATCATATATTACTACCCCGCCGGTGGTACTTCCTTCCGCATAGGTGTACCTGGTTTCATCTGCACCAGATACATATACATCTTTTAGAAATTCTTCTATCGCCTCACTTATTGTATAGGTCCTGCAGAAAGCACCTATAACACCTTTTTTAGTTAATGGATCTTCCTGTTTCTTTATTGCTGTGTTTATCTTGGCTCTTGCCCTAGAACTCTCCGGCCAGTAGCTTACATCCTGCCACCCAAAGGTATACCTTTCAAGTATTTCATCAGGGTTTAACCAGGGCAAGTCTTGAACCTTAAACACATATTCCCCGTCTGCACTGGTTGAAGGCCAGTACATAAGTCTTGAAGGTTCATAGGTTGTATCATCAAACTGATCTATACCTAAATCATCAGCTATCATCCTTGATATAGCCTGGTATTCATCTGGCAGCACTGGCCTTGATAGTGGAATAACAAGCCTTAAACGCGGATTGTCTGGTGCATGGTTATGTGTTGAATACATGACTACTGAAAAGTCCCATAGCAGCTCTATACTTGACCATATATCACCCTTAACATAATCTAAGTCCAGTGTAACAAGTGTTCTGTTTGCTACATTCTCAGCTTTACGTCTGCCATTTTTTAAAGAGCCACCAACAAATCCCCCAACATCTTTAATTCTGTCTCTTTCACTTTTAGACATTTTCTTATATTCAGCATAGGTTTCAGGTGTTCTTGTAGTATTGCTTAATTTTTCAATTAAGCCTGAATATAATATATTTTTGTTTTTCCAGTGCTTTTCATGTCTGCTTTTTCCGATGGCAAGTGTTATGGAACCATCATATTTAATTTTTATGATTTTCTGGTTACTCTCTGTTTTATATTCCAAATTACCACCTCCTTTTTGAGCATAATTTATTTTCTATTCACCTAAAAAATCTATTAAATCATTTTATCTACTAATTTTGGTATTCCTTTGCGCACTATTTCTGCCGAAGCTCTACTTACAACCATATTAATTATTTCTTCTTTTTGACTATAAACAACTTCTTTAACCGAATCAGCTATGGTACGTTTCATTAAATTTCTTTCTGCACTCCAAGAGGCAGTTAATTTTCTTGCAATTATATTTGTTATTTCCTCCTGTAATTCCTTATCATCAATTTCAACTTTTATTTGCATAAAATCACCCTTCTAAAATTTTTCTTAACTTATCAATCTTTTCTTCCCTGAATTTGTTTATTTTGCTATTGTCATAAATACAGGTAAGTTGTTCGAGCATAATCATTACATCAGCTATTTCTTCCTCTACATTATGGGTTTTACCTCTTAAATCTTTACATAGGGCCTGTATAAGCTCTGAACATTCTTCTATAGTCTGTCTTTTCTGTGGTTCGGCTCCAAAACAGTTTACTGCATCTATGCAAGTACTTTTAAATTTATTAGGTGGAATTTTTTCATTTGCAAATGGTTCAGAGGTTAAATCCTTTGGTGTAATTTCAAGAGCATCTGCAATTTTTTGCAAGATATCTAAGGAAGGATTATTTTTCTTACCTCTTTCTAATGCACTTATATAGCTTGCATTAACTCCACTTAACCTAGAAAGTTCATTTACGCTAATTGACTTTTGTTCTCTTATTCGTTTGATATTATTACCAACCATATTTGATCACCTTTTTTAAAAATATTAATCTTTCATGTAATACTCACACTCATATCCATCAGCCTTAAGTAGTAATCCAGGAGCCCAGTCTATAGGTTCGCCAAAAATATTACATACTTCTTCCATACTTCCAAATTCTTTAGGTACATCAAGTACTAATTCATCATGTACATGCATCACAATGTCATAGCCTGCTTTGGTGACTTTAAACATAGCCTCTCCCAGACAATCTCTGGCAGTAGCCTGAACTATATTCTCCACTAATTTTGGGCCATAGGTATCAAGTCTTTTCCATTTCTTACTTGTCTGTTCCATACCCTCATACGTGATTTTATCTCCTGAAAATGTAGTATGTTTTTCTATCTTGGGTCTTATATAACTTAATTTTCTACCTGAAGGTAGTTGTATAAATAAAACTCCGGGGTCATATATGAACTTAAGTCCAAACTGCATATTTACCGTTGTTTTTTCTCTTATAGCTTTTTTAGCAGCTTTATCACAATCCCACCAAAATTTAGTAATGTGTGGGTTTGCAGCTCTCCAGCTTTGTACTAACCCCGGCAATTCTTCTTCTGGAATACTCTTTGATTTATCCATAGATGTAAGAGCTCCAACACTCCCACCATAACCTAGTGCCAACTCTGCTATTTTCCCTTTTTGCCTTAGGTCAGAACCTTTTTTAATGTTTTCTATGGGTACATGAAACATCTGACTTGCAGAAGCCTCATATATTTTTCCATGAGTTTTGAAAACTTCTAATCTCCACTTTTCTCCTGCATACCAGGCGATTACTCTTGCCTCTATAGCGCTAAAGTCTGCTACTATAAACCTGTTACCTTCATTAGGTATGAAAGCTGTCCTTATAAGCTGGCTTAATGTATCCGGTACACTGTCATATAAAAACTCTACTTCTTCAAACTGTCCTGTTTTTATGAAGTTTCTGGCATCATCTAGATCCGGTAAATGGTTTTGAGGGAGGTTTTGTACCTGTACAAGCCGACCTGCCCATCTTCCAGTACGGTTGGCACCATAAAACTGTAGAAGTCCTCTTATTCTTCCATCCTCGCATCTTGACCTTTCCATAGTTTCATATTTTTTAATTGAAGTTTTAGCCATAAGCTGTCTTAATTCTAAAATTTTTTTTACTTTTTCGTCCTTATTTTTTTCTATAAGTACTGGTATACTGTCCTTTGTAAGACTCTTAACTTCATGGCCAACCCTCTCACCAATCCACTTTTTTAATTGAGTAGGGCTGTTAGGGTTGTTTAAATCTGTTAAATTTATAGCTTCTTCTGTAAGTTTTTTATTATAATTTGTATCACATTCAATAGCCTTTTCTATTAGAACTATATCAGTACCTACACCCCTGTCATTAATGTGTTGATCTAATTCCCATAGCCTTTGTTCTTTTTCTATAATTGGATACCTGTTTAACTTATTTCTTATATCTCTTTCAACTGCAACGTCTTGTTTGCAATACAATTTAAAAGTTTCCCATTTTTCTGGTGCATGGTACGGTAAATTTCGTACCCTACCACCATTTGTTTTTGTTGGCTTACAGGGTTTACAAAAATATTGTATTAAAGATTTACCTTCTTTCATTTTCTGCTTGTCTTCTTCGAAGTGCATTGCCTTGCCTACCATATCTAAACTGCCGGGTAATCCTAATGTAAGAGCTTTCACCATAGTACAAGACCATTGTTCCGGCGGCATACCATCTGGAAAATACATATCTGAACTTATTGCATTTCTTTCAAAATTTGCGTTAAAAGCTGTTTTGGTTATAGCTGGATTACAAAGGGCATCTATAACCTTTTGGGGTAATTCTTCACCTTGGGCAAAATCTACGATTTCTACGGGTTCATCATTAAAGGCATATGCAAACAGTATTATTTCAAATGAGGGATGCTCACAATACTTATAAGCACCCACATTTCTTATATCTAAGTCACAGTATGTCTCCACATCTATAGCCAAGGTGTCCATTAGCCTAAGAAATCATCCTCTGCTGTTTCTATAGCTTCAAAGTCATCTTCCGCCCTTGTAAAGCCTCCAAGCGGCTCCCCATCTGCTAATTTTTGTACATTTCCAAGCCCCGCAGCAATGCCCTTGTTACCACTTGCACTATAGGGATAAAAGTTTAATGTAAGTCTTCCATAACAACCACTATATACCTCTGTTGCATCTAGTATTGGTTGTACATTTTGGTCTACCACACCAGGTTTATTTTTACTGTTTGCATTTAGAAAATAACTATCTACATAGGCTTCGTCATCTGGTCTTTCGGTGTCGCCATCACGTAGGGGAGTTTTTAAAGCAGCTGGTATTTTACCATTCCATTTAGCTTTTCCATTTTCCTTAGCCTCATCTACAGCTGCCTTAATAGCTTTTAATGTTTCTGTATCAGTCTTAGGGATTATTACAGATACGCTGTATTTAGGTTCATTTCCCTCTATGGCGTGAGGTTCAAAAAGATGAGCATATGAAAGTCTTACCTTTCCTGTAGTTACCTTTGTTCCTGTTCTTTTTGCTTTTATATTTGACATATTAATCATTCTCCTTTTGATTTTTAAATTTTTCATATATACTCTTTAAGTCTATAGTTATTTCTCCAGTGTCCTTATTCATATCTGCATTAATACCTTCTTTACGTAACTCATCTGTTAGTTTTTTACTTTTTCCCATATGGTCCTTGAATCGCTGTTTCATTGATTTTCTAGTCATATTAAGCCTCCTGAAAGTCTGCTACAGCAGAATTAAATACTTGCCTTTTATCACTCTCTACCACTAACGTTGGTTTTCCTTGGGCCTTTTCAATTAAATTACTAATTAACTGCCCAAGTTTTTTCTTACCAATAACTTTTTCCATATTGGTCAAGCCCTGAAGTTCCTTTGGCTTATAAATTTCGTCCTCGTTATATCCATTCTCCAATAATATTTCAGCAACCTTATCAACATCCTTATATTTTCTATTACTCCTACCTTCAACTACTTTCCATCCAGGAAATTCCTCTCCCTGTAAAGCTTGCTGTAATGCATAATCTTTTATGGTATTTACCCATTTTATCAATTCATCTACCCGGCCTAAAATATCCGATATATCATTTTTACTTAAGGTCCCAGGTACAGCAAAATCATATTTAGCAGTTTCCATATTCCTTTCTGCTCTATGCTGGCAGGTGGCTACCCTACAATATCCACAGTGTTCACCTGCACAAAACTCACCTTCACCTTTAAATGCAAGTTCTGCTGTGGGTTTTAAAACTTTTTCTGCCCATTTTAGCAATTCATCTACTGTTATTTCATCAGTTGAAATACTATCTAATCTTGGTTGTATAATAGTCATCCTTATATTTTCAATGTCATATAAGAAACTAAATTCTGCTATGGCACCTAATGCATAAAGTTTCATCTGCTTATTGTCTATAGCTGATACTTTTCCATTTGGACTTTTACCATACTTCAAGTCACAAATCTCAATAGTACCATCTGCAATTATCACAAAATCACCAGTTCCAAAACCTTCTGGAACCCATTTACTAAAATCCAACCTTTGTTCAATTTTAAATAGTGCATCAGGTGTTTTCGCCCTGGCTTCTGATACCTTCTCCATGCAAGTATCAACATAAATCCTTACATAATCAGGCATATCCGCTGTAAACAGTTCATTTGATTCTATTTTTTTAAATTCTGAATTGAATTTTTCTGTAGTAATTTCATCTAGACTTAATTTGAGAGTTAGTTCTCCCAGTCTATGAGCCAGGGTTCCTTCTTCTGCAGATTCACTTGTCTTATTTTCGAAGTTCTGCTCAAGTCTTGCAGAAGGTGGACATTTAAGCCACCTATGTGAAGAACTAGCACTTAATAAAGCATGTTTTTCTGCCATTATAACAACTCCTCTGCTTCCTTATAAATAGCTTCAAAATTTTCTTCTTTTATATCTGGAAGCCTACTAGCACCATATTTTTTAGTGAGTTCCTTAGCTTCTTTCTGCTTTCCGGATTTAATTAATTTAGTAAATGCGGCTCTTACCATTTCCTTAGTTATTTTTTCTACTGCATCAGGTGTCTTATCTATATTAGCCTGGGGTTTGTCCTCTGTTTTAGATTCTTCACCTTCTGGTGAATCTTCTGGTGCTGAATCAGCTAATTCAGTATCCTTGTCAGTAACTTCTTTTATTTCTGCTATTTTTGCTTTTGATATAATTTCCTTAGCACTAAATGTTTTGATAAAGCTTAATAGCTCCTCATTTGAATTAAATTCTGCTACAATTTTCATAATTAAATTTCCCCCTTTATAATCCTAAAAACATTTTGGTTTCAAATGTTTCTATATCTACTTTTTCTACTATCCACTTGGATGCATTTTTGATATGCTGCTTATTCTTTGAGTATCTTGAAAAAATGGCTATTGAGTAAAAATCATTGGTTGGTACTACTACTACATCACCTTCTTCCAAATTATCAATATCAGTAAAATACGAGTATTCCATAAATTCCTGATATCCTTTGAATTTAACCAGTGCTACTGTGTTCTCCAATATAACCCTCCTCTAATTTTTATTATTTTTAGGTACATCTGGACCCATATCATACAATTCCATTACTCCATGGCTAATGCCACTTTTAGATTTATATTCAAGTACTAATTTCCTTTCAACAACGGACTGTTTTGTTATGATAGCCTTTTTATTTATGCGGTCAATTATTCTTTTAGGTACATATATAGGCTCATTATTTTCTGCTTGGAAGGCAATTTTCTTTAATCTACCCATAATTCCCACCTCCACATTTGACTTATTTTCCACTCTGTAGTAAAGTGGAATTGACTAATATTACTTTTTGGCCAAAGGGCATTTTTTATTTCCACAGCTTTTTAAACTTATATAGTCCCTCCTTTGTGGGCTTAACACCTCTTTTTCTGCACTCTTGTACATATTCAAGTAATACATATACACTCATACTTTCACCATCCCTTCAATAGCACCCAAATTTACGACCATATAAGTTTCGATAAGCTTCAATTCCAAGTCTTGATATTTGTTTTCTGGTCATAATAGGTCTGGTAGCAGCCGTTAATATATCCAGACCTTGTCTGTTGATGCGGTCATAGAAAACATGTTTTGATATATTATTTTTCTCTGCAAGTTCCAATATTTCTTTTGGGTATTTTCTGTTTTTATCACGCATTTTATTTGCCTTTTTTCTGCGTTGCTCCTTGCCCCATATAGGCTCTGTTACTGCCTTTTTGGCATCCCACTCAAGGATATTTAACCGTTGGTTTAATACTATATAAGGTATACCGTTTTGTTGTGCTTCTTCCACTAAATACTTAGGTACTCTCTTGTACATTCTAGGTGGTGTGGTGATAGCCTTTTCCTTATCCCACGCCAAATCACGTATCCTACTATTTAAGGTAGTCCTACAAATTCCATTTTCAGCAGCTATCTTATATTCTTCTGGAGTTATATAAAAATCATAGACTTGCAACTTTCTTCCTCCTCTCACTCTCTTTCCTTATAGCATTAATTTTGGCTGTTACTTTCTGTTCTTCCAGTTGCCTTTTCCTAAAAACACCTAGCAAGCTCCTAAGTTGAAATAAATCTGCACCCTTCAAACCAGCTTTAAATTCTTTGGAGCTTACAGGGTGGTTATACCAATCCTTTTCCATTATTTATATCCCTCCAATTCCAAACAATCTTCCAAATCAGCTCCATTCAGATATGCCAAACAATTTTTCAAGTCCTTAAAGTCCTCTGTAAAAGCTTCACCGCCGGTATTGTCTATTCCGGTAAAAGTGCCATCTTTTTGGATTCGTAGAAATGAACCATATGGTCTTCCAGTGTCAATTATTTTAGATGCTTGTTCAACAGTAATAATTTTAATCACTTTGTATCACCTACCTAAAATTTTCAATATCTTTAATAGATAGTTGTCCAGATAGTACTTGTTTTCTTAAAGCTACTTTTTTCTTAGATGCATTTAGTCCTTTATACTTCTTATTTAACTGACTTTCTATATTCTCAAGAGCCTTCAAATTTTTAGTTTTATCCACATTTACATACTTGGAAACTCCATTATCCTTATAGTTAAAGCAAGTTCTTATACCTTTATCATCCTTGTATCTTCGCATCAAACTATTTGCTGTACGTCTAAGTGCTTGATTTCTAAGTTTACGAATATCAAAAATATAATGTGGTCTTATAAGTTCCATTACGGCATCTGTAGTAATTTCTCCAAGTTCATCCATTTGTTGCAATATGGCTTCTCTTGCTTTTTTCTCAAGACTGCTATAATTACCCATCTTTTTTTACCCCCTTAAAATAGTTTTGAATTGTTATTAAATTCCTGATAGCAAGACTTATATCTGATAGTTCCATACCAATAAGTTCTGTTGTATCTAATACACAGTTCCACGCTTTCAATGAATCTTCGCTTGTACTTAACAATGCCACTTTAGATATAGCATCTTCATATTTTTTTGAGTGTTTTATACAGCTATCAAGTTGTTCTTCAGTTAGATTGTTAAAATCAGTTATTCCGAAAATATGAGTTTCTTTTGGTTTCCTGAATTTATCAATCAAAACCGCGTTTTCAGGCAACGCCTTTTCAAGTTCTTCCTGTTTTTTCTTCTCCTCCTGTTCCTGCTTCTCTTTTTCAAGCTGTTCCTGATATTCTTTTTCAAGTTGCTCATTTTTCTTTTTAGTTTCTACAGCTGATTTAGTAAGAATATAAGCATTATTGATTGTCAAATCTCCAGCCTTTACCTGCCTTTTAATATCCTCTGGAGCCTGTTCCTCTATAACTTCAACTTTGTGAATAGTGTCATGTGATACTCCTGCTATTTGTGCTAATTCTTTTTTGGTGTCTATTGGCTGAATAGGTTCGTCAGACTTCTGACAAAGCTTTTCTTTTTTACCTACACCATAATTTTTACCAGCTTCGATTTTATTTTTTCTAGCCTTTTCCTCTATTACAGGCTTGAATTTAAGTGCTATTTGAGCAAGTTCATATTTGTTCAAATTCCTTCTGTTCTTCTGGTTACTCCAAATCCATTCCATAACTTCCAGTTTGTCTTTAAACTCCATTTCAGTTAGGTCAAATGGTATATTGTTTTTAGTACAAATATCATATCTGTGGTGACCGTCTATTAAAATGTTGTTCCATACTACCAAAGGAGTTAGACAACCATTTTTTATAATGTCTTTTTCAAGTTCTGCTTTCTGTTCCTCTGTTAGTGGTGGTAATAAATGTTTAAATTCAGATTCGATTTTTATATCACTCAATTTTATTTATCTCACCTTCCTTTTTAATTCAAAATATTGTTTCCATTTCTTCATAATCATCATCTAGTAAAGTAACGTTAAATAAATTTCCATGGTCTTTTTCCATTTTAAAAGCTTCTGTTATGGCTTTCTCATTACTCTCTGCTTCAAAAACTTCTATTTCATTATCTTCAAATTCAGCCTGGTATTTCATTACTTCAGCCTCCCTCCTATTTCCTAAAAGCTCTCTTGTACTCTTTAAGCGCCATAGTCTTTAACTTCCTGGCATACTTTTCAGCATCCACGTGCGACATACTAAAGCTCTCTGCTATAATCCTAGTCAATTCGTGCATTGCATTATACTGTTCCTGCATATTTAACACCTGCCTTATAAATTGCTATGTATGACAAGTGGCCATTGCGGCACTAATGAAGTGAATTGTATTTCAGATGTATTTATATAGATATGGCTTGTAGCATATGTTGAAAGAATATTTTAATTCTTTCTTCATTTTTATTTAAAATAAATAACTTCTGTAGCAATGATGCTCATCTTTGCAATAGCTTCCTCCGTCTTCTCTGCTCTAGACTTCCAGTATTCCAACTCTTTTTCCATCCTTCTCCATTCTAGAGGGGAATGTTTTTCTAATTTAACTCCCTCCAACTCGGCAATGTATTGAGGATTAAATCTTATAGATGGAATATTTTTTATTGGAGCTATTATTTCATCCGCAATATAGTTATCTATAGTTGGAAGGCTTACTTTCCATCTTTGAGCAAGATCTTTTTTAGTCAAAAGTTGTTCCAATTTTTATCCCTCTTTTCTTTTTAATTTGCCTGAACAAACGGGTAAATTAATTATCAAGTAATTCTTTAAATAAATAGGGAATATCTTTGTTTGGAAAAAAAGTTCTATTTATAATGAAAGCCTCGTTTAAATACAGTGGTCTCTTCCCAGAGAGTTTTCCACTCATGGTATCCCTATTAACACCAACTTCATTCGCCATTTTTTTAATCGTAATTTGATTTCTCGCCATTTCTGCTCTAAGATTTTCAAATCTTATACTTGTGGGTCTCATATTTTTTTCGCCTCCTTAATCACGCAATGCGTTGTTTGTAATCTAATAATATAACGCATTGCGTTAAATGTCAATAGTTTTTCTTCATTTTCTCATTGCAATGCGTTAAATTTATAGTATAATGTTTTCTAGGAGGAGATAAAATTATGGATTTTTATAAAATACTATTAGACATTATGGAAGAAAAGTCATTCAACATACCAGACGTAGCACGTGCTACAGGTTTATCTGATTCAACAATAAGGAGTATTATTTCTAGAAAAACAAAAAACATAACTTTAGAGGTTGCTTTTAAACTGTCTAAAGGTTTAAATGTTAGTCTAGAAAGATTAAATGGTGAAAATATAAACTCTGTCACTAAATTAGCTAAAGATGAGGAGGAATTATTAATTAAATATCGCAAGCTTTCTCATAATGCAAAAATGCAAATAATCGGTATGGTTGATATTAAACTTCAAGATGAACAATGTGCCACCCTAGACGATAATCCTATTATTAAACGAGCCTAAAATGTAATATACATAAAATGCGGAAAAAAGTAAAAACAGAGGTATTTTGTTATACCTCTTATTGTACAAGGAGGAAAATTACATGGATTACAATGTTACTTATCGAAAAAAGGATAAAGGAATACAATTTATTATTTCCTATAAAGATTCAAAAGGCAAATGGAAGCAAAAATCAAGACAGGGGTTTAAAACACAAAAAGAGGCTAAGCCCATTATAACCCAAATAATAAAACAATTAGAAAAAGATTTAGAACTACGGTCTAACCTAAATAGTGACCTTGAAGGGATAACATTCAAAGAATATTACATGGCATTTATTGAACACCAAAAATTATACAAAGAATTCAATACTATTCAACATTATAAGGCAACATTTAATGCATTTAGCAAACTTAATGAGTATGCTGTAATAAAAATAAAAAGTTCAGATATACAAAAATGCGTTGACAAATTCGTTGAAAATGGCTATAGCGAAAATTCAATCAAAGGATTCTTATCTTCTATACACTATGCCTTTAATTATGCGATTAAAAAAGAAAAAATTATTTTAAATAATCCTGTTCAAGATATAGATTTTAAGATTAGTAAAAGTAAAAATAATAAAACGGCTCTTACAAAAAAAGAAACAAATGATTTATTAGATAAAATAAAAAACAAAAAGCTTCATCTTATATCAATGATTGCTGCGAAATGTGGACTTAGAATAAGTGAAATATTAGGATTAACTTGGAGCGATATTGATACTAAGAATAGTATGCTTATAGTAAATAAGCAGTGGAAAATGGATAAAAATGGCCAGTATAACTTCGGAGAAGTTAAAGGCAAAAACTCAATCCGAAAAGTACCTATGCCAAAAGATTTAATGAAAGAATTTAAAATATATAAGAGTGAACAAAAAATTTTAAATTTAAATGACAGAATTTTTGATTATAATTCAAGAGAATCAATCTCTGCTACCCTTTGTAACACGTATAAAAAAAACGGGTATAAAATATCGGTTCATGAGCTTAGGCATACATATGCCACTACCCTTATAGGTAATGGCTTAGATTTCAAAACAACGGCCAGTCTTTTAGGACATGATGTAAAACAAACAATGGATACCTATGCCCATGTAACCCAAGATATGCTTGATAAAGCTAAAAAAATTATAAATGAAAATCTATAATATATTTTTGACGAATTTTTGACGAATTAACCACATGCCCCCTATTCTACTGCATCAAGACCTTGAAACTGCATATTATAATAATATAAGAAAGTACTATTTATATTATATAAAATTATATAATATACTATGATTAGTCCATTTATAATAACATAAAAATAAATACTTACAATATATTATATAATATCTTATAATATATTTTTGACGAATTTTTGACGGCAAAACAAAACTCCAACTTAATTTCAAGTTGGAGTTTCTTCACTATTGTATAGTTAAATAAACTTATTTATATTTTCTTTTAATAATCCAATGGAAATACCAATTGATATATTTCCTGTTTAAATTTAAACAGGAAATATTTATTTGACATAAATATATATTTTATATAATATTTGTAGTGTAAATTGTATTTTAAGGGGATGAATTATAAATGTATAAATCAATCAAAAGAATTACCATATTTTTAATGGTTACACTGTTGTTATTTGCTTTAATTGGATGCAGTAGTGGTACAGGCTCAAATGTCAGTAATAAACCTAAACCAAAGCCAAAAATAACAGCTCAATATATAGTTGATACTCTAAAAACCAAAGAAGGCAACTATATGACAAATATAACTGTTGTTACAGCCGAAAATGATGAAAATAAACTTTTAGGAAGACCTAATCAATATGTCCAAAAAATAACCTGGAAAGACAGCAGATCAAAAGATTCTAATGTAGATTGCTCAGTTGAATTTTTTAACAATAAAGAAGACGCTACAGCAAGAAAAACTTATATACAAAATATAATAAAATCTATGCCAATGCTTACCCAATACATAGAACAAAATAATAAAGCCTTACTAAGAATAGATGGAGTATTAACACCAGATCAGTCAAAAGAATATATGGATATATTTAAAACTATAAATGGTAATTAAAAATTTATAAAAAATATAATATATGTATAGCTGAAATACTTAATTAGAAAAGGAGCAATATATTAATGCTCCTTTGTTTTTATTCATTTAATTGAGCGTAACTATAACCTGGCCACCTGTAAGAAAAGAACTGTCAAACTCCAATTCTAATCCTGTTTGACCTTGAGGTACTTCAACTACATATACACCTGTTATTTTTCTTCCTACTCCTATTGTGCCATCTAATTGTCCAGCATTAGCAGCAGTTTGCCCAGTTAAAGAATATTCGCAAGCTCTACCGTCTTTATCTACTACTTTAAACATTATCATAGAAGAAAGATTTTGTTCTTCTTTAGATATATTTTCTACAGTACAATCTATAGCTAAAAATTCATTTCCGTCTTTAGGTTTAGCAAAGTCATTTCCTTCAACTGTATATACTTTATTGACAGTTATTTTATAATCTTTTAACTGTACTACATCTCCAACCTTAAATGTTTCTGTTTTATTTTGGGTTGTTTCCTGCTTGGTTTGGGTTGTATCATTCGTGCTAGTCTTAACTGCCGTATCTTTCTTATCATTTCCACTTAGAGCCCCAATACCGCCTAACGCTACTAAAATAATTATTACTGATAATACCTTATGTCTCATAAACCAATTTCTTTGGTCTTTGCCGCAATGAGGACATTTACTAACGCCTTTTGCGATATCTGCATTACACGCTTTACATTTTGTCATGTTGTTATTTTCCAATGAAATTCCTCCCTTATTTATGTATATTTTTATTTATATTGTAACAATATAGTAACAGTTTGTCCATATTTAGACATAAAAGTAAAGCCTGTATCATTTGAGGTACAAGCTTTCTTGAATGCTCGAACTTTTAAATAAATATAAAACATAGTAAATTGGATATAAAAAAGTAACTAATTAAGGAGATTAATGTTATAAATATATAATACATCATTTTACCAAAAAGTACAAGTCTTTACAATAAAAATAAACCCTGCCAGAAAATCCAGCAAGGTTAAAGTAAATAATTGTGTTTTGGAGTTTAGGTTCAGAAATTAAATTGTATTTATGCTTATAAAAAATTAATTAAAAATATTAATCCTATAAGTATATGATACACGATTTTGAAAGTCATGTAAATGGTTTCAAACAAAAAATATAGTGGCCTATTAAGACCACTAAAATTAATTCTGTGCTGTTTTATCCTCTGCGACTATTGTATTTTCTGTAGTACCTTTGCTTACCTGCATAGGTGTCAATATTCCCTCCCCTATCTTCATAACACCATTACAAACCTCTTTATTTATAGCATCCAACTCATTCTGTGTAAGTCCTGGTATTATTTCTAAAAGTCTTTTTTCCATCTCTGCTCTCTTGGCATCTCCAGCTTTAGCTATATCCTTAAATTCATCCTCCAACGCATAATATAAACCATTTCCAACACTAAGGGCATGATTATAATTATATGCTCCTTTTTTAGCTGCAAGAGCCTGTTTTTGTACCTCTATTGCATCTGCAACCTTCTTTAGTACAAAGCTTCCCACAATACCTAAGACCCCTATAATAAACTGTACTCCCATGCTTAATATTTGTTCTTTCATTTTCTCATTCCTCCATAATCTTTATAATTTAAAAAGGAGCCTTTTAAGCTCCCTAGTTATTCAAAAATATACTCCATGTCTCCGGCTTTAGTATTCCATCCGTTGGCCTTTGCCAGTTCTTCTGGAGTTCAGTTACAGCCTGAAAAGTTGCTTCGTCATACAACATTGGAGTATAGGAATTTTCCTTTAGATAGCCATATTGTTCTAGTTTCTGCTGTAGCCATAAAACAACGTGGGACTTATGCCCTTTTACAATGATATCTTGAATTCCTTTCAATGCTGTCATAGTTGCTGAACCTGCTACTCCATCTACAGATAACCCTGCATTATAATCAATATTCAAGTTATATTGTAGTGCTTTAATTTGCTCTATAAGTGGGTTTGGTTTTACTGGCTGTCTTGTACTAAAACTATTATAAAATGCTTCAGACATATAGTTTAAATCCAGGTATCCACTTATTCC